TATATGTCAGGAGCGCTTGAAAGTCAAGCGTTATTTTTATTTCTTGGCGAGGGCGCTCTTCAAAATTCGTGCAGCAACACGCTTGGTGATCTGCTCTACAAGTTCGTCGGAAGCGTCAGCGCCTTCGTTCTTCTCGTAGTCGAGGTCATCGGCAGACTGGTCGCCCTTCTTGTCACCGCCTTCCATCAACTCTTCCTCTTCCTCGGCGTCGACCTCCATCTCTTCGTCGCCTGCCGGCGCTAGCTCAGCGTCAACCTCAAGCTCTTCCTCTTCGGGGGCTTCGTCAGACATCTCGTCGTTGTCAATCTCGACTTCGTCACCCATCACACCCTCAAGGGCAGTCTCTAGGGCGCCCAGGAAATCGTCAACCGAAATCATACGGCCTTCGCCACCTTCGGCATCAAGTCCGGGCTCTTCCGTCGGAAGCTCCTCTTCCTCGGCTTCGAGTTCGTCGTCGACCGCTTCAACATCACCTTCGATGTCGTCGTCGCCCAAATCGTCTTCAGCGTCCACCTCTAGTTCGTGGGGAGGGGCCTCTTCCTGTACACGGTCTCGGCCGATGTATTCGGGGGCGTCATTGTAGCCGCGGCCGTGGGTCTCTGTAAGTCCCCTGACGAAACCAGGCGTCAGTGGCTCAAGGCTCGCTAGCTTCATGAACTGGCGAATTTGGGATTCATTTAGTAAATTCTTAGACATTATCGATTATCTCCTAACACATTAAATCGCGCGAATGCTATCATTAAATAGTATTTTCTCTCTTTAATGTCTTTTTTAATTTGGCTAGCGCGGCGTCGACAAGTTGTTTGGCTCTAACTGTGCTTATCCTATGGCGTGTTCCTATCTGTTCTAGGGTCATAGGTCCGTGTTTTTTAACGGCAATCACAGTACAATTTAAGTCGGGGCCAAATTCTATATGCATTCGGCATTCTGTATTTTCACAAGGCCTTTTAGCCAAGTAACATTTCTTTACACATTCTCTCATAACTCTGGTAGTTCCTCTTCTAGTATGTCAAATATATTCTCTACATCTTCATCAGTCAGTGCGAGGTCTTGCAGTATCTTTTCGCCTTCGGCGCGGAGCTTACGAGACCCATTGACTCTCTTCTTGGATTGGACCTTCTTGTTTATTTTATAGTCGTCAAGAAATTCCATAAACAATGGATTTTGTCCTAAATACGACTCCACACAATACCTGAAGAATTCACTTTGTGTCTTTATCTCGTCATAAAACAATCTGATTTTCAAATTCTTATGAAGATCATCATCTATTATAAATGAAACTAACGAGTGGTTCTCGGGTATACTATATTTCATTTTAGTATATGAGTGGCGCTTTCTGCCTGACCGCTTGAGGTCTGACGCACAAACTTAGCCTTGGCTTGAAGTTCGCTGATGCGGCGTGCTCCACTATAAGATAGTCCACTTCGAATTCCGCGGATCAAATCATCAAGGACATCGCCTACTGGGCCCTTGCAGGGAACGGTCGTGGCAACACCCTCAAGTGACGAAGTTTTTCCTCGCCAGTCAATCTGAGCATCTTTGCTCGCCATACCTCTGTACGCCTTGACTTTACCCGTCGGCGTATTAATTATATCTCCAGGAGTTTCATCAGTACCCGACAAGAGAGACCCAAGCATAACGAAGTCAGCCCCAGCTGCCAAAGCTTTGACAACATCTCCCGAGTTTCGGATTCCCCCGTCAGCAATGATGGGAGCGTTCCTGTCTGATCGCGCGCAATCAATAATGGTTTGAAGGCCTGGAACACCATGGCCAGTCTGAACCCTAGTTGAACAAATAGAACCGCCGCCAATATTGCAACGCACACTATCGGCTCCCCAATCGACCAAATCATTGTAACCCTCCAAGGTTGCAACGTTGCCTGCCATGATGTGAACCGTGTCACCGATGGTAACACGTAGACTCCGTAACGCCTCTTTCATCAGAATATGATGTCCGTGAGCTACGTCGACACACAAAAGAGTAATACCCGTATTAACAAGCGCCGTTGCTCTCTCTAAATAGTCACCGGAAGTGCCGATCGCTGCTCCTACGGTCGCCTCGGCAGGCATACACCCCACATGGTCGCACTGAGTCTCTATAGAATTGTACCTATGTATGATCCCTAGTCCTCCACAAGAATCCATAGCCGCAGCCATAGGCGATGTAGTTATGGTATCCATTGGGCTGGCGATAATTGGTATCTCGCACGCGATGCTGCCTAGGCTGCTCTCTATCGAGACCTCCGACCTACTTCTAATATCTGAGTACTGAGGTTCTAATAGTACGTCATTGTATGTAAGGGCTTCTCTAATCATTTTGTATTCTCTCTAGTCCTTCCTGTATTGTACTCCAACATTCCGGACAAGTCAAGCGAACTCTATCTTCTCTTATTGTTATTTGCCACGTTTTAACTGTTTCTGTGTTTCTCACCCACTCTTGGTTGCATACACAACATTCCTTGGGGTGATCTAAAAACATAGAAGTCTGGGCCTCTAGGCGCTCCTTGGCGTCTTTACGCTCCTGCTTTCGCTTTCCCGGATTAACCTTGCGGAGCTTTTTCATAGGATGCCGTCAATGACTCCCAAACCAAGGGCTTCTTCGGCGGTCATAAACCAGTCTTTCTTATTCTTGAGGATCTCATTCAGCTTCTTTTTAGAAATAGAAGTTCTTTCGAAAGTAATATCCTCGATCTTCTTCTGAAGTCTCTTGGATTCCTCAAGCTTCTCTTCCATATCCTGGACCTTCCCATAAAATCCGGTAGAAACCTGATGATAAAGGGGGGTGGAGTGCTTGTAACCGAACCTCTTGTGGCCGCTGATAAGAATCATAAACCCGCAAGACATGGCTGCACCGGTTACAATAGTATGAATTGGCGTATCGCTTTTGTCCATTACACCCAGGAGGCCGAAACACTGGTATACTGCTCCGCCATAGGAGTCGATGTACATCTGGATGGGCTGGGGCTTATAGTCAATTTCATGAACTGCATACAGTTTCTTAAGATATACATCGTCTTCATTAATCTCAATGATAGCTTTAGTGAGCTTGTTCATCGATTCTTGATTTACTTGTTCTGGCAAGTAAAGATTTCTTGTCTTTGGTCTTGGTAACGTAACGGGCACTTTACTTCCCCGTGCTTCCTAGGGCTCCGTCGCCCCTGTTAGAAATGGTAATAGGATACCAGTCGTAGATGTCTGGGCTCTCGCTGGCCACGAAGCGGGCGTGAACCACCGGGACGACGACTGCTTGTGCAACCTTGGTCCCTGGCTCTAAGTATTGAGTTTCATTACCGATATTGTGAAGATTCACGAATACCTCTCCCTCATACCCACTGTCAACGACACAGGCTCCCACAAGCAAACGGCGCTTGTAAGCGACCCCGGACTTGTTTTTGATTTCCATCATGTAGCCATGAGGGATCCCGAAGGTACAACCCGTAGGTATCAGTACGCTTTCGCCGGGTCCAATAGCCAGCACTTCCTCTGCCTGTTCGGTGGGTGTCCACCTTAGGTCGAGACCCGCGTCGCTGGGGTTTGCTCTTACTGGAGGGAACTGATTCCCTCGTAACATGTGATATTGCAAAATCATTTTTATATCTCCTCTGGTGATTCTGAAAAAATTGTATTCAGGGAACCGTCCTTGAGATACCTGGAGATATACATCTTCCAGTTCTCCTCGGATCCAAGTTGCATAAAGATTGAGTCATTGTCGCAAGCGCGAAGATTCCATTTCCCCGCCTCCCTCAATATATCAACCTTGTTAATGATAAGATCGGTCACGCCGTTAATATCAATTGCTTTCTTAAGCTCTCGTATATTAAGCCAGTTGCACTGGCGCGCTCTTCCCGTTGTGGCACCATATTCATTGCCGAGTTGCTGCAGCAAGTCGAAGATGCGTCCTTTGCCGTGAAAATCCTTTGATCCCACGTAAGTGTCATATGCCTTCGTGACACCATAGACCTTGCGGACAGAGCCGGGCGGGATTCCGTTCAGGAGCGCCCCAGCGGTCGTACAGTGGCTTGAGGTGACATAGGGGTAGTCCCCCCAGTCAATGTCCAACCCAAAGCCCTGAGCGCCCTCACAGAGGATCACAGGCTCGATGATGCTACCGTGCAACTCCTGATACATATCGATAAGATAGTCCTTCAGTGCCGGGACAGCTTCTGCCCTCATGCCAGTGCGATTATACTTATCACGATAGGCGGGGCCGTTGCCTCGCTTGGTGGTGCCAATGTTGGTGTCGGCGCTGTCTTCGTTTAGGTGCTTATCCGTAATAATATGAGCGTTGTTGGCAACATAAATCAACCCTTCAGTTGAGATCCCGGCATCTTCCAGCATTTCGATTTCGTTGAAGAACTGTTCAAGATTCACGACACAGCCTGCGCCTATGATTGACTGGACACCAAAGAAGACGCCTGCTGGAATATGGTGGGTGACAAACTTCTGCCCATTATGGTAAATGGTGTGCCCTGCATTGCAGCCGCCGTTGTATCGTATGCAGTGGGTGTACTCACCGGACTTTAATAAGTGGTGGGTAACCTTACCCTTCCCTTCATCTCCGAAGGACAACCCTACTATGATGTCTGCGATCATTTTCCTTGTCCCCTGTAGCGTTTCTTGTAACCTTTGTTACCGCCGTTGGGGCCCGGTCTTCCGGTCTTCGTCCGGACACTGTTGCCAATCGAGGTCTTCTTCTTGTTAACATGCCTCTCTACTTTAAAGCTGTTCTTCTTAGCCATTTAGTTCACCTTCAATCCTTTCTTTCATTTGGTTGAACATATCCACTCGGAGTTCACACCCCGTGAATCGTCTGCCTGTGTTTGCTGCGGCAACGGCAGTTGTGCCGGATCCGAGGAAGGGATCTAAAACTAGATCGCCCTCATTGGAATGTTTCTTAATTAAAGCCTCACACAACTTAGTATTCTTTTGTGTCGGCATAATTCTATATTTGCCACCCTGAATTGGGTATTCGTAAATGGCATTATCATATTTGCTGTTGAATGTGGGAGAGCCGCCCTTAACACCCATTAGGGCGATCTCTCGGCAGTTAGTCAAATAATTTGTACTACTGTTCAGGGGCTGCGGGTTGGTCTTTATCCACTCAATAAATCGAATGCCCTGGAATCCTTTGTAGTGTGGTTTGAACTCATCTTTTAATTTGTGCTTCCGGTTGGCGAAGTCTTCGTCCGTCTCACCCTCTTTTTGGTGGGGAGTACCGGGGCGAGTGACGAGACGCCCAGGACCAGTCGCTCCCCCTTCCACAGATCCACCCATCAGCATGGCCTTAAGCGGAGTGATTTTCCAAATATCAAAAAAGATGATACAAGTGCCTCCCGGGCGCAATACTCGATGGAACTCATTTATAAATTCTTGCATCTGAGCCATAGTAAATTCGGAGTCCCATTTACCGTAGTCTGTTTTAACAGCGTACTTCTTCCCATAAATCGATCCATACTTAAGATAGTTTTTCTTAGCGTTCTTCAGGGCAGTCACCCGCTGGCGCCCGGGCTTATAACCACCCTGATCGCACCAAGTCTTCCACTCGGCGGCGCTTTTGAGACTGTGCCACGACGCATTGGTCCTAAAATTATTAGTACTTCCGTCGCGGCTGGCGACATGATCCACCCACTTATCCATTCCGGTGGTTCGGGAGGTAATGTAAGGAGGGTCCGTAAAAACAAGATCAATAGAATTGCTTTCTATAGTCTTGAGGTATTCTAGGCCCTCCATATTGGCTAGTTGAATTGTGTTCATATTAAAATTTCACATCCACTACCCAGGGGGTTTGAATTTCATCTTGCTGTTCTAGATCAGTGACAGGGGGCATCAACAAACGATCCACCGAATTAACCGGCAGCTCCGCATTCCAGGCGCGCAGCTTCTTCTCTCCTGCGGATCGCTTCTTGGCGAGGGTGGCGATGGAGGCCTCATTAATACAAGCAACCATCACTACCTCGTCTGCTTCATTGTTAACGTTCTTCTTCCACTGGCTGTGGGCCGGAACCGTAGTGTGGAATTCCTTGGCGGCTGTCGACAGATAGATTGCCAACTTGCGCCCGTCCGGGAGTGTCACCACAGTGCCCGATCCGTCCTTCCCCGGGGTAAGAGGATTGGTTAAACCGTAGGGGTTAAACTTATTGAACCAATCAGTTAACGACGTCATCTTGTCCCAGGTCTTCAACTTCTTAGCGATAGCGCTAACATCTTTCTTAAGAATATTCCAAATTCCCCGGAACTTCTTCCCACCATAACTCTTTGCGTACGTGTCAACCCAGGTTTTAATAATCTTTCTCTGATCATTAACAGGCAGATCTTCAAAATCTGAAGGGGAGCCGAAGACACCCTTACGGATCATCTCCTTTATGCTATTGGCTACGTCTGCTTTTGTAGCTGAAACGGCGTGGGAGAAGTTGGTGTTTTCGATTGTCTTAAATTGTTCAATTTCTGCAGAGGAGTCGTCCAAGACGTATCCCCAAAGATGGCCCTCCTTATTGCCCGGGATTCTACCTCCCTGGGCTTCTGTGGCCCGGGCGCCTCTTTCGCGCGTGTGTCCCCACACAACACGAAATTTCTGAGTGGTTGGATTCCATCTGAACCCACAGCCATTTTCTTGACCATTCTGCTCCATATCGTCCTGCTTTTCGGCAACTGCAGTATCCTGCGAGTCTTGGATGCGCATCTGATCTATGGTAAGCCTCTCAATGTCACCCAAAGGAATCTCATACATCTTCTCGCGGTAGTCGCGGCCATAGAAGACCGAGCGCACAGGACACCGTCGCTTCTTGGAGCTATATTTCCCCAAAGGGGGGAGCACTACCAGCGAGGAAACCTCACTTAAATGATTTTTCTTTTTTGCTTTTACGGCCATTACTTAACTCTCTTTCCGTTCTTAATAATTTGTACGCCGTGGTTCTTAATTTCGGTCCAACAAACGTTGGCACTCAGGCGTGGATCCTTCTTCTTTGTTGTTGTATTAAAACACCTCTGAAGCTTGGGACGCAGAATATCATATACTTTGTGCCCTGTCAGCCTCCAAGACTCCACGAGCCTCCCGCCTTCAAAGCGATTGAAATAGTGCTCGGGGTACTTCACAATTTTCTCTTCTACGAGATACCGTTCCTGTTGCGCCCAAGTAGACTGCTTCATCACTCCAGTATATGCACCCTTGCACCTGTTGGCAATGGTGGATTTATACTCTACTTCTTCTTCTTTTTCATTTATAGCATCCGCCCCGGAATAGTCCGGAGCCACTCGGTGACCTAAAGCAATTGCTGCATAAATCTCCTTGCTGCGGGCATAACTGAAGGGGTCTCCCCACTCTTGCTCGGCGCACAGCTGTGCCATCCTTTCATAAAGGTTCCTGTATTCTTGTTCGGGCGTCATAGGTGTTTTCTCCATATCCTTATAGTATCATTTTCTTAAGCGGGTGTCAACCCAATATTCGCAAGTTTCTTCGAATAGATCGTGTGGAAAATCCCCACGCCGGATCGTAGTCTAGTCGGCCCATGTAGGGGCGGTTCAAGTGGATCCTATCCTTACCCTCTACTATACCCCAACAGCGGAACTTTGTCAACACTGAATTTGAATCAATCACTGCGACAATCCAATATGGCTTCCCGTTCTTAGTTTTCTTACGAATGATCTCTCTGGGGATGAACCATACCAACCCCAGATCCGGGTCATAGTCCGAGATAGCGGGGACGAAGTTAGCCTCCAGTCGCTGCCTTACCTCATCGGTCATGACTAAGTGCATCGGGAAGATTCCAGTGAGTGTCGTCAGGTTGTCAATCTCTTCGGCGACGCTGAAGTCTGCCTCGTCTTGGTATGCCTCGATGTTCTCACTAAACTTCTTCTTGTTGTAAACTCTCTCCACAGCCACCGCAGACCAAAAGTGTTTGCGGCCGGTAAACCGATCGTCCATTAGTTTGTTTAATGCTCCCGAGCGACAGAGGACATCCAGAGCCTTCTTGTTCAGTTTGCTGTATACAATGTCGTCGTGAAACAGGAACTCTTCGATAGTATTGAATGGTCGGTGGTCGACAATCTGCTGAATAGCGGCATCACCCAATCCCTTGAGCCCCGCCAGGGGCTGTACGAGTATTTTATCATTGTTGGGATCGATCTCCCACACAAACGACGAGGTGTTGATGTCTGCTTCTACAATCTCAAAGCCGTTTGACTTCGCGATGTTGATAGCCTTCTCCTTACGCTTCTCTGGTTCCTTGTCGAGAAAGGATGCCATCCATTCCACCGGATAGTAATTGTAGAGCCACGCGCACTGGAACGAGATTGCCGAGTATGAAACGGCGTGCGACTTGTTAAAGCCGTAGCCCGAGAAGTACTCGAACCGCTCCCACATATCCTCTGCTTCGCGTTGGCGAATGCCCTTGTCTAGACAGCCGTTAACAAACTTGTTGCGCAGGCGGCTCTTTACTTTCGCTTCCTTGCCGGTGCCCTTCTTCGTGAGCACCTTGCGGAGCAGGTTACCTTCATCTAGTGATAGGTTCTTCCCGAGCTTGTGAGCTAGGAGGGCGATCTGCTCCTGAAAGATGAGGAACCCGTATGTTTCCTTTGTAACGTCCTTTACGTGCTCATTGATATAATCGATATCGCTTGGGTTTGCCTTTGCCTGGATGTACTGTTCGTGCACATTGGCCGATAGTGGGCCTGGGCGATAGATTGAAGTGATCGCTGAGATGTCGATAAGACTCTTCGGTTTGGCGTTTGCACAGAATTCCTGCGCTCGCTGCTCTGTAAACTGAAAAATACCGGCGAAATTTCCCTTCTGGAAAATGTTCTTGTATATCTCTGGATTGTCGAAATCAATCTTATCCGGGTGGAGGTGCTCGTTGTAAAATGCTTTTACGTCTTCAAACGTTGGCTCTGGGTTGTCGAAGTGCCTCTTCAAGATGTGACGGATTGCGCCTTCAATCATACGAAGCGTAGACAGGCCCAACAGATCAAACTTAATAAATCCGAGTGGCTCCAAGTGGCGGAGGTTCTGTCCCTCTGCCCACGGTGACTGGCGCACTCCGCCTGATGTAATAATGGGCATATGCTCGTTTAAATCGTCGGCGATCAAAACTCCGCCGGCGTGACGGGAACAAGATTTAACCTGTCCAACTAAGGCCTCTACGTGTGTCTTGATATGTGGATACTTTACAAGGTACCCGCGAAGAGAAGGAGAAAGCTCCATTACCTCTTTCCAAGTTGGAGCATAAACACCAGCTTTGATGCCATGGCGAATCTTTGCTGCCGGAGTGGCCTCTGCGATCATAGATGCTGTGACCTTATTAACTTCCCCAAACTCCACGCCGTAAAACTTTGAAATATCTTTAATAAGAGATTTTAGCTGAAGTGTGTTCCAGTTTGAAATTGGGATGACCGAATTCTGGCCCCAGTCTTCCATAAGAAGCTCTTTGAGGTGCATCGGCTCTGCGACATCATAATCAATATCAGGGTAGTCCGTTGCATCCTTGCGCAGGAACCTCTCAAAGAGAAGACCATACTTGATGGGGTCGATCTGAGTGATACCCAGGACATATGCCACCAGTGACCCTGCGGCCGATCCTCGGCCCGGGCCAGTCAGCTGGGTCTCATTAGCCTTGTCGGCAATAGCTTTCATGGTCAAGAAATACTTGCAGAACCCTCGGTCCTCAATAACACTTAATTCTTGCTGTAGACGATCAGTGTATAATGGGTTTTCGTGTTGTTCTTGCAGGCGTAGTCCCTCAAGGGCGTAGTTAACCAGTGCCTCGGCATCGGTGAAGCCCGCAGGAACCACGAAGTCTGGCAACTTAACATCAGTATTGGGAACAAAGGACTCAATACGATTAAAAGCAATGTTGTGCGTTTCAGTAATTGAATTCATTACCAATTCGTCGTCGTATTCGAATCCGCCGGCATCAGAGTAATGCTTATAAGACTCCCACATCTGGTTACCGTTCTTGGGGTAGAGTTCATATCCGATCTCTTCCACTCCCGGAGGTAGTTCTGTGTTGTCTTCCGCCCACGCTGGGGCCCCCTTGCCTAGCCAGCCTAGTCGTTTGTATAGCTCCCGATCCTTCCACGCATCACGGTTGGGATAATGACTATCCGCTGTTGAAATTAGCGTAACATTGAACTCTTTGCAAACCTCAATAACATATTGATTCAGTTCGTGCTGTTCTGGGATGTTGTTCCATTGGAGTTCGCCGTACCATCGGTCATCGAAGATCTCCATAAAGCGACGCGTCGTTTCTCTCATCGCCTCCATAACAGCTTCTGGGCCATCGTCCCGGTTCTCCCAATAGTTGCCGGCGTACGCACCACCCAAGCAAGCTGATGATGCGATAACACCTTCGGAATACTTGGCGAGTAGCTTATAGTCGACACGCGGATAACGATAGAAGTTCTCCTCCTTGTAAGACTCAGAGATCAGCTTAAAGAGATTGCTGAGTCCTGTTTGGTTTTGTGCCAGGAGCACCAAGTGGCTGCGGCGGTTAACAACCGACTTAACAGCCTTTTTGGAGGCTTCCTCGTCTTCGACTGTGGCGCCTGCCGTTCCATCTTTTGCCAATGTTTTCGCTAACTTGGCGTCTTCCTTAATCCTATCATAGTCTTCTCGCCACTCTTCGATTGAGGGCAAGAAGTAAGCTTCCACGCCAAAGATGGGCTTAAATTCCTTTCCTTCGGCTTGCATCTTTTGCCAATGCAGAAACTGGTGCGAAAAGCCGTTCATATTGCCATGGTCAGTTAAAGCTAAGGCTTCGCCACCGTTCTCGTAGCAATAGTCCATATGCTCGTCTGGATATCCGATGGCATCGAAAATAGAGCCTGCGACACTGTGTGCGTGCAGCCCTACGAATGGAATCTTTTTATTTGTCATTTAGTTCTCCCTCTGAACATTGTATTGATATTGGGGCGCTTGGTCCTGGCGCCCTCAGGTGATGATATAAATTTAACATATCCAGGCCACGTTGTCAAGTCATAAAAGCTTTTCATTTCTTGTTCGTTGTCACTTGGCCCTTCGCCGAACACATCTTGTAGCCCATAGGCTCTCGAAAGCAGGCGTTCCTCGGGCGGAAGCTTTTCTGTTGGCATTCCCTCGTCGGGCGCCTTCCATACTCTGGAGTTTGTGGTTATTACGTGTTTTGCTCTACGCCACTCGTCTGGGTCTATTACAAAACTGAGCGGCAGCCCATCTTTTACTGTTTTCCCCTCATAGGAGAAATAAAAGGGTGGGTTCTTGCGTAGTCTGGAGCGGTGGGTCTGCACTTCCTTCGGGTCCATCATTCCCATTGGAAAAGAGATATAATACCTATCTGGTGTTACTTGTTTAGAGAACTTTCTCATTATCCAGTAGGCGACGTTACAGCCATATATGGCAGACCAAGCATAGTTGTCAACCTTGTTCCGGTGCTTTGGGTGTATAGGAACATAATATATCGGCACCTCAATATGTTTGTTGCCCCCGAAGGTCGCAAAGTGGCCGCGGTTGATGCTGTCGATGTCTGTTGCTATCTCACCGAGCCTATGGCGGATTAAGGGGGCTACATCGTCGTTGGCGACAATCCATATGGAAGTGCAGCCGGCGTGCAAGCATTCGTATACTGTGGCCTCTAGTGCAGTGTAGTTGGGGGCGACAGGAATCAAAGAGGAGTCCCACTCCATACCAAACTCTGTATTCATTCCAGCGACCGGGATGATCGCAGGCATATTCAGTTTACTCATGAGTTGTTATTCTGTCGTCTAGGTCTGCGGCGCAAATCACCTTAATGTGGAATCTGCTCTTCACGGCGTGCCGGAAAGAGTGCTTTATCTTGAGATTGCGGCCGTTAGGTTGCTTAATTTCGTGCTCTTTGAGCTTTCGCTCCAAAAGAATGCGAATTATGGTGTCTGAATAGTCAAAGTTCTTAATATCCGCGGCACTTATGATACTTGAGGTGATGATATCCTTAAAATCGCCGGAAGTGTTCCTATCTATGCGATTTGATGGAACAAATTCCACTAGCTTAACAAAGCTATCTTGGAGTGGCCATACAATATCTCGGCCCAATCGGGAGCCTGCAGTGATATCAAACATATCGTGCACCAGATACTCCTCTATTACCTCGTCGAGGCCCATATCTCCGCAGTTATCGAGGTCAAATATGTGAAGTGCCTTAAAATTGATCAATACTTTGGTATTTCCCTTGGTAACAACCTTTAATTTCCCATTATCTAGGGCCACTGTCTCAACATCAAAAGGAATGGGCAGCAGTGATCTTATTCCGAGATCAAAGATGCCTTCGTACCATTGGCTCTTTATGCGTTGATAGCCTACAAAGTGATGAAATGGGCGCTGTTCGCTATTGATTATCAGGTGGTAACCATGCTTGCGCGCAAACGAGACCGCTTCCTCGCGCCACCCAAGGACTACGTTGTCGATGGTGTATTCAAGAGGAGGCAGTTTCATCATAGTGCTAGTATAGCACCGATGATGGGCTAGGTCAAGGGATTAATTCTATAGTTATTCAAGCAAGCGGTTGAGATTTTCACTTTAACTCACCAGCTGCGCGTACATATTGCCGGACTCATCCGTCTCGTGCGCCATCTT